TATCAAAAATGCCGAACGTCATTTTAGCGTCACCGATTTGCTAAGACAAATCGGTTTCATCATGCTGTGATCGATACTTTTCTGTACCCACGGCATTTTTAATACTTTTTCCTGCGAACCTTAGTCATCCCTCATAAACTTCAAAAGATTGTCTCCGTTGACGAACGGTTCGCGCCGTCCGTCACCTGCGATAACTTTTGAAGTTTATAAGGAACGACACGGCTCGCTCTTATCAACGGTTCAGATACTGATTCATAAACTCTCCCACCGTCACACAAGGCTTTTGATTTTTCTCTGCTCCTCCAAATGGGTCATAGTTCCAGTCCGTCTCTTCGTCGATATACCGCCGTCCGTCATCGGGTAGCTCCAACGGCTCTGCAAGAATAATCGTTCCCCAGTGATTGACCATGATAAATGGTGCAATCTCACAGGGAATTCCTCGGCAGTCATCATCATGCCGCACATCGTAGACATACAGACTATCCGGGACGGTATCTCTTTTGATGCGGAAGTTAGTGAATAATGCAGGCTTTCCGCAGACAGTGATTTCTTCATAGTGTTCGGTCATCGCACTGCAAGACATATAAATTTCTCCTTTATGCCACATTAAGTCGGGTAGCTTTATAGCAGTCTGCGCACATTCCTTCATGGGTAGCTGCAAACTCTGCGGCCTGCATGATGGTTCCGTCCTTCAGCTTGACCCGCTTAATAGGCTGGTTGCAGCGGGCACAGATGCAAGGGACTGGCGGCTGCTCCGGTTTTGGAGTAGTCGCGGCTTTCTGTTTGGGCGGCTTCTGGGAGTCATCCGCAGGCTGCGCAACATCATCCGGCAAATCCTCTCCGGCATAGACATACAGACCCAGACCAAACATGGCAAGGTTCTTGACCAGACAGCGCATGATGGCCTTGTTCACATCAAACATGGATGCAGCATCCACGGTGCGCTCCTCCATGCCGATTTTCTCTCTGCGGCGGGTCTGCGGGTTGTAATCCCACTTTGGCGTGGTATAGGTATACGGAACAGCTTTCATAGCTTTGTTGGAACTATCCAAAACCGGAAGCCACATTTCGTGCGAAATGCCCTCAATCGTAACTGTGGTGTATACCATGAAGCCGGTGATCGGGTCATAGACATAGGGCAGACCGTTGAATTTCTTGACCTCATAGCTTGCGTCAGGATAGAGTTTTTTCACCTCAGCCCATGCATAGGCCCAGCTTACATATTTCAGCTCGGTGTTGCCGGATTTCTTGACTTCCAGATGGTCTTTGAAGTCAACGGCAGATAATTTTACGAATGGATTATCGGTTGCCATAAAGATACCTCCATGAAAAAAGACGGCAGGAAAATCACTTCCTGCCGCCATAAACCATAAACTTATGCCGCATGAACAATGGTGAATCTGCGGCTACTCACATTTTTGCTGTACTGGTTGAAAATATCGGGCTGTTCTTTCTTCAAACGCTGGGAATCCACACGCTTGCTTTCGGAGGATACCCACGATACCTTATAGCCCGGTGCTGTGCCATAGGCAGCATCCTGCATTTTCAGTTTGACCTGTTGCTCGATAGCCGTTTTCTCCTGTTCCATCTGCTCGATTTGGTCAGAAAGCTCCTGCCGCTTGTCCAGCAGACCACGCAAAGAGGTCAGGTCTGCATTTTTGTCACGGTCGTCCACTTCGTACATTTGATTGATCTGCTGGGTGTCACCCTCACTGCCGTTCGGTGCAGGAGGAATATGAGGCACGACATAGCGCGTCCAGAAAAGTTCCTCCTTATCGATCAAATCGGTAAGCACCTGCTTATCGGTAACGATTTTGTGGATGATAAGCTCTTTTCCAAGGATCAGAGCCGCCACATACCAGCAGTCGAATCCGCTGACAGCGAGGTAATGGTCAACCTGCGCCAGATAATGCGCCGGAATCTTGCCATTTGCCCACTTATCTGCGGAAAACGGAGATACCGTTTTGCACTCCAAGCCAGCCTTCTGACCAACGATTAGACGATCAAAATCAGCCAGAAGAAGAGGATGCTCTTCACTCTGGTAAATGGCATTTGCTCTGCGGACTTTCAAGCCGGTTTCTTCGGAGAAACGCTGTGCTACATAATCCTCCAAGTCACGCCCCTGCCGCATGGCCTCGTTGTCGATGTCCTCAATGGTATCGCTGATTTTATCGTGGTAGATCTGAAATGCGGAACGATAGGGGTTCACGTCCAGAATCGCACCAGCATCCGTTCCAGTGATACCGCACTTGCGATAACGCAGCCAATCCTCTTTGCTCAAATTCAGCGTAGATACAAGACGTTTCATGCAATATTCAACCTCTCTTTCATGTGCTCTTCTGCAATGGAGAAATCGTATTCCACCAAGTCTTTCAGAATCGTGGAAAACTCATCCACTAAGGTACGGTCATCGTCCAGCCACAGAGCATACAGAAAATCCAAGATATTCCGCTGCACCCGCAGATGGTTCCAATAGCGTTCGTCCAGCTTGTTTTCGCTGGCAAGGTCGATCAGCGCACTTGCAATGGTGCTCTTGATTGTAATTTCGTAAGCCAGAGAAACCCGCATCTCAGGTGGAACACTTTCGGTTTCTTTCAGGAACTCAGAAAATTCGTAGAAAATGCGGTTGTTTACATCGTTCATAGCAACCTCCTTTATGCTGCGGCCAGCACCATCTTATAGGCGCGGTCAATCATGGGATTTCCCTCTGCGGTACGCAGGAACAGATTCTCGTTGTAGTTCCGGGTCTTACGGATGGGATCTGCATGGGTGGCAAAGTCCGATACGGCATTGACAAACCGCCAACCATTCTTGCCGACCCAGGACAGGTCAGGAGCATTGTAATAGCGGGCCTTCAAATCTTCCTGCAAACGCAGGTTATTCTTCCGCTGGCCATCGGACAAATCCTCTGTAATCGGGAAAAACTCATTGATGAACTCCTGCACCTTGCGGTCAGACAGTTTGATGTTGGTCAGGTCATAGATTCCCTTTCCAAGTTCTGCCATGTAGCTGTTGGCAAGCTGCAAAGTTTCGCGGGCATCCTGCACCCGGAGCAGGACGTTTTCGGTGTGCTTTGCCGTCCAGATACGCTTTGCAGAACCGAGAGCCAAATTCAGGGTGTTCTGGCAGACCACCCGAACAGGGGTCATGGCGACCTTGACACCAGAACTGCCATCATGGCTGTTGAAGAACACAAGATATGGGGTCACTTCGTCTCCGGCAATGATGTACTTTTCAGGCAGCTTTGCCAGCATCCAAACCTTCTTGCCACCCTGCAAGGAGCCTGCGGTTTCGTAGGTAACACCCTCGCCCAGCAGATCGTCGGTGAACTGGAATGCTTCCTCGTTCTGCACGATGCGATAGCGGTCAGACACCACGCCGAGAACGGCATCATCGGTGCTGCGGACATTGGCACGATAGCCGGAGATCACAGCTCCGTTGCCAGAGTAGATGTTACGACTCTCGACCTGCCAATCCAGGCCAGCCAGTTCCAAGGCTTCACGGCTTGCAGGGGCTTCCATAACGATGCGGCCAAGGCCATGCCAAGGGGTCTCACGGACAGAAAACATGATTTCAACATTTGCAGGCATAATAAGTTCCTCCTGTTTTTGATGGATAATTATTTCTTTTCGAGTTGATGTGCGGTCCAGATGATGAGTGCAGCAGCGGCCTTTCCGATTGCTTTTGCTGCCTCAAAGGATACTTTTGCGATGATCTCAGCCATTGGTATTACCTCCCATTTTTCAGTAAAATAAATGACCTGAGGACAGTGCGAAACTTTTCCTCAGGTCTTTTCAATAAGATAATATATAAATAAAATCCTACGAAATACGCTTTAATTCGTGCCGAGTGTGTCAGTTGTGTCAGAAGTTCATAACAAACTTTTTATATCATCATCCATATTTTCCCATTTTTTCTTTACTTTTCTCTTGTTTTTAACAGAAGCGATAGTCTGTATAGAAAGAGAGATAGATAGTCTGATAAAAGTATAATAAAGTTTTCTTGAAAACACTGACACACTCGGCACAACCGGCACACTCCCTTACGGATGAATTTTCGAGCGGATTCCTACTATTACGGTGAGATCAGTCCAATCCCTTCTATGGATTTTCTGGTTCCGCGAAGCCTTGAACGCTTTGGCATCTTCAAATGGAATCACGAAGCGAGCCAGCTCCATAAAGCCGTCCATCGTACAAGATGTCATATTGATGCCTTTCACCTCGGACAGTTGAAAATCAAGTACCCAGCGAAATTCTTCATTGCTCACAGGCGTGATCTGCGCTACACAGCTGTTAATGAGTTCCCTGCTGACATCCGTTTTGGCCGCTTTCTGCCACTCATCCAGCTTCTGAGAAATCAGCTTCATATCAATGCTCCCACTGCATTCGTCCTCCTGTTCGATGCTCTCGTACTGGGATTGCAACTCGGCGATCTGCGCATCCAATCCCTTGCGGCGTTCCATCAGTTCCTGCTTCGTGATAACTCCGTCAGCGCACAGGTCGATATACCTACCCAGCCGTTCCTTCTGCTTAGCGATGCTGTTTTCCAGCATCGCCTTTCTGGAAATGCGCACAGTCTTTTCCTCTGCCATGCAGCGGTTCAGAATCCGGTATACCTCTTTGACGGTCTT